ACATTTATCACCACGCACAAAGTGACCCTGATTGGTTTTGTGCGATGTATAAAGCCGATGAAACGGGCGTCCTAGACGATGATGAATTAGCAGAAGCCGAGCGCACGATGGGCGAAGATCGTTATGCTCAGGAGTTTCTTTGCTCATTTGAGGCTGCGATCCAAGGCGCATATTATGCTATGGAAATGAAAAAAGCCAAAGAGGAAAAGCGTGTATCAAATGTGCCTTATGATCCCGGCGTTGGTGTAATAACCGCTTGGGACTTGGGTATTGGCGACAGCACTGCCATTTGGTTTGCTCAATATGTCGGTAAAGAAATACGCTTGATTGATTATTATGAGAGCAGCGGCGTTGGCTTAGACCATTACGCTAAGGCTTTAAGTGAGCGTGGATACCATTATGATCGGCACATATTGCCCCACGATGTTCGCGTGAAAGAGCTTGGCACAGGTAAAAGCCGTTTAGAAACTTTAGACGCGCTGGGCATCAAAAACGTAGATATTGCGCCACGGCTGGGCATCGAGGATGGCATACAAGCCGCTCGTTCTATGTTGAACCGTTGCTGGTTTGATGAAGAAAAATGTGATCGAGGCATCGAGGCGCTTTTGCAATATCGGCGTGAGTTTGACGAGCGCATGAAGTCTTGGCGCGGTAGACCTTTGCACGATTGGACTTCTCACGGGGCAGATGCGTTTAGATATTTGGCTGTTGGTTATAAGCCTGAAGTCGAATGGGGCGCACCAATCAAGCGCGGATTGCGTGGAATAGCATAATGTGATAGGTTGCTAATAACTTTCTGAGGTTTGGTTATGGCAAAGATGACAAAAGCACAAATTGCAAGAGCAAGGGCTATGTCGGAGCGCCGGGGTTCTGCATATCCAAACGCTTGGTCAAATTTAAAAGTCATTAAGACGGACGCAAAGAAATCTAAGAAAAAACCAGTAAAAAGGAAAGCATAATGGGTTGCGGTA